AGCATTTTCTCGCATCATATCGTGATCAACGGCATCCAAAAGGTCTTTACTCTTCCCTTGGAAGTATTCAGTCCTTTCTTGAACCGTTTCTAACGGTATACGAGCGAGAACCAATCCACCAACTCCAAACACACCTTCAAATTTACCTGATTCAATTACCGGGGCTTCAAAATCAGGGTATTCGTCTGATCTAACCAGCTCATACCCCTCTCTCAAACGAGCAGAAATGTTCTTACGGTCGTCATAACCGCGAACTTCTGCCCTAATCCACCGGTGCTTGTACCCTTCGGGCGCAGGCGGTGCTTCGAGCATGGATGGGGGAGCCCAAGGCTTTCGCCGTTGCTCCTTCTCCCTAGTGTCATTAGCGCGAGAAGATCGATCTACGCCCTCAAAACCTACTTTCTTTTTCGTGGCCATAGTCATCTCCTATTTGACATATTTCGCGTATTCTTCTAGCGGCACACCCAATTTTTTAGCTATAGCAACCTGGCTGGGCGTGAGTTTTTTCCTGGTATTGCGTCCTGATTTAGCACTCGCCGTTGAACGGGAGTTGCCCGCAACGTTCTGGACGGGACGTTTGCTGGGACTTTCTGAGAATTTATGCGGAAACTCGGTCCGTATGCGATCATCCAGCTCACTATAATACTCATCGCTCTTAGGGTCAAACCCTTCATCTTCGACAAGTCTTTTGTGAATACCAAATGCCGCAAAAGTCATGGCTTCGTCAGAACCAAACCAATCGTTTTTAGATGCCCAATCCTCTGCTTTTGGATCAGGGCGTTGAGGCTGTGGCGCTTGTTGTGGCTGTTGCGGAACCTGCTGCTGATATGCCGCTTGTTCCTGTGCCTGGCGTTCTTGTTGTTGTTTAGCCGTCTCATAACGGTCTTTAGCTACCGCTAATTGGCTTAATTTGCGCTGTGCCGCCACCGTGGCTTCGGTATCCGCACGATCTATCGCGGCCCTAAGCTCGTTTTCAACCTGCTGTTCTTCAATAGTCAGACGAGACCCATATTCCGTCATATAGCCCTTGTCCAGGGACTCTACGCGCTGTTTTAAAGCGTCTGACTCGGTTTGAACTGATTTAGCGTAATTTAAAGCTTCTTCGCGTTGCCTTTCGGCCTCCCGCATCTTTTTGGTCAAACGATCTATGCGTTTCTGAACACCTGCCGTATATTTCTGGTGTTCATCGCTATCTTCATCGTCTTCAACGTCGGTTTCTTCAGAAGAAACATCCGAAGCCGATACCTCGACCTCCTGCTCCTCTTCATTATCACCCACATCTATATCTACGTTGCCGTCATCCGGTTCGTAGGCTTTTTCTTCCTTTTCTTCGGCCATGTTTACCCCTTAAAAGCTAATGATGTCTTCTGGATCAGATATAGTGGCCAAAATCTCGTCATCGTTAAGGATGCGGACTTCTCCACCGTCAATGCGGAACCTAGAACCGGCGTATCGAGCAAAAATTACCCAATCCTTTTCTTGGCACCACGCCCCGTCTGGGAACTTTGACGTGTCTTTGTATGCAAGAGGACCTTGCTTTAACACGTATCCGACAACGGTCTGTATTTGACCGTCGTCCAGGACTTGATCAGGGATGTAGATACCGCCCTCCGTTTGCGCTTTACCCCTGTAAGGAAGAATCAACATCCTCCAACCAGTAGGGGTTGGCATACGATCTATAAGAGAGGAATCAGCTTTAGAAGGGTCTAAAACACGGTCTTTAGGGTCGACGTACATCTTGTCAACGCCTTCTTTATCCGTGGTTTCACGTGAAACGTCTTCTTCTTTCTTTTTGGCTTCCTCAGCTTCTTTATCTAGCTGATCCGCCAAGTAACCCGGCACTTCAATCATGCATACGCTCCTGTTGTTCTAGCAGGCCCGAGAGTTCCTGTTGAATGTAGTTTAAAGCGTCTAACTCCCCCATTAGTTGCTTGTATGCCTCTAAAGAGGTGACGCCATTGTTTTCTAAAATGTCTAAAACCAAAGATTTACGTTCTTTGATCTTCTTCTGAACAAACTGCACTACGACTAAATCATCCATAACGTCTCCGTCCCATAAAGTCGTAGCGAATCTTATAACCGGTCCTCGTATTCTGCAACAGAAGGGATCGAACTTTCGTCACATAAAGCACGATTCCTTAAATGCGCCTCCTGAATAAGAGCTTTACTCTGACCAAAGTATTCAACGGCTAAGTGGTTTTTAACTAACTCCTCACAAAGCCATTTGTCATAACGCTTAAAATCTCCCATATAGCGACCATACTTGCCGCCCTTGTCTTTATAGGTTCTGAGCGTTACTACAGTGCCCACAGGCATGAAATCTTCTACAAACCTCTTCGCCAAGAGCCCGTATTTCTTTTCTTCCTTATCTCGGGTCCTAGATTCGGGTGCGTCAATTCCGTAAAGACGAATACGCCCACGCTTACCACCCACAAAAGTATCAAAGCCAAGGTCCACCAAAACATCTACGGTGTCTCCATCTACGATTTTGACCACGGTAGCGGCGTACTCAAACATAACTGCCCGCTTTAATCATGTCCGTAAGCTCTAAAGCTCGCCCACCAACCTGCTTTGCCCACCTGGAATCCATAAACTCAACAGCCGCCTTGTCATAATCCTGCTCATCCATGGCCGCTATGGCGTTCTTGAACCCTCTGAAACGAGTTGCCCCAAGGTTAAAGAAAATGTCCAAAATAGCGTCTCTACGAGCCCCTTCCAGGGTCCTGAACCAGACATATTCCGCATTAAGCTCTGCTTCACAACGATCTAAGTCGTTCTGTAGCAGGAAATTGACCTCTTCATCAGACAAACCAATGCCGTTTTCAGGGTCAATATTTCGCCCTATTCCAAGTGTCCAGTAACCGGCAGGACATTTATATGCCACGTGGCGACCATTAGTCTTAACCTCGCCTTCGTGGCGTTTAAGCATTTCAATCAGCTTTTCCATTATTTTTTATTGCTTGAACCGCCGTAGAAAAACGCCGCTGCGGTGCCCAAAATGCCCGACAACTGGCCTAAAACTAAAGATATGATGGTTTCGTCATTCTGATCGTGCGGCATGATAGTTACCGCCATGACGTAGGTGCCGTATAACACTAAAGCCAACAGGCTAAAGGCTTTAGGCGTCCAATCCTGCGAAAACTTGGCTCTAGCGTCTTTCCTGTCTGCGACTTCCGTCTTAAAAGACTCCAGGTCAATTTCCATCGCCCGAATGCTTTGAGCAAAATCTTTGTCTGCTTGTTTTAAAAGAGGTGCCTTTTCTGGCTCGCGCTCAATAAGGTCTTCGATTTCGTTGGCTGTCGCCGTATCAGGAAGACCTATCTTCTTGGCCGCCATCTTGACGGCCATACCGGCCATTGGACCGCCAGCGGCCTGAGCAATGGTGGGAGCTAATGATTTGAGTAAACCGCCTAGCTTCATTTAAACAACAAGACCAGTTGTATCAATAACCTTAGATCAGCTATCGCTTTTGTCGACGCTATCAGCGTCTTCCTCCGCGACAATCTCATCTATAGTATCGCATACATCTGGGACAACTACACCTGTTGTTGCAGATAAAGCACTTCGACCTACCGCTCTGACCCCTTTGTAAAACTGAGAGCAATAAAGTTCTTTGTTATCAATAACTTGCTGTACTGACGTGCAACTGCTCAAAAATACAAAAACGCACAAAACGGCATATCTCATCAAAACACTCCTTGAAAACGTTGTGGACGAATGGCAATCGGGCTGTAACCTTTCACGGCACCCCCGTTGCTCATCTTTTTTGGTTTGTTTTTTCCAGCACTGTTCAAAGCGATAGCCACCGCCTGTTTTTGCGGGTAGCCCTCGTCTTTGAGCTTGCCTATGTTAGAGCTAATGGTCTTCTGACTAGACCCACGCATTAAAGGCATGTGACCTCCTATGCGTTAGTAAACTCAGCACCACGCAGCGCAGCACCCATACCACGGCGCTTGCCCTTGGTAATCTTGGCTTTGGCGGTATTAGGGGTCTTTTCTTCCTTCATAGTAGCGTAAGGAATGCGGCCCTGGTCTTTGATATCCGCGTATGTGGTAGGTTTTGGTGGCTCTTGGATAGGTCCACCCATGATCTTAACAGCAGCCATTTCTAGCCCCCTTGGTTGTTTCTCTGGTTCAAGCGCATAATTTCGCGCTCCGTGGATGCTTGTATCTTCTTGTCCGTGGCCTCTTCCTGGCTCGCCAGACGCTGATCAAACTGTCTTGCTCTTTCTTGAAGCGTGGCCTGCTGGAGGTCAAGCTTACGCTGACCTTCTGCGATATCGGCTTGTGTAGCCTGCGCCTTGATATTTAGCTCTTCCTGCTTCAACGCGACTAATGGATCACCTCCTTCTCCGCCACCCATGATCTGCTGGCTCTGTTGACGCACCGCCTGCATATCTTGAGCGACCAACTGTGCAACAAGCTGTTCTACCTGCAACATCTGATCCTCAGTAAGCTGCTGACCGCCGCTCTGCTGTAGAATCTGAGCCGTAGCCTGCTCTCTGGCCTTCAGGCGTACATGCTCCAAAACATGCTTTTGAAGCGCCATAGCCATAGCAGGAGAACCCTGCACCACGCCAGACGCCATGAACGTCAAGTGCGCCAGCATGTGAGCATCGTGATCTTGCCCCTCAAACGCACGCATCTGCACGTTATCCAGGGTATCAATATGCTCCTGAGCGGGGTCTTTAGGCTGCGGCTCCTGGGCCTCTGGGGCCTTCAAGATGGTGTCTACGTCAGTTACGCCCAGAGCGTCGTACATTCTACGAAACGCCTCGTGCGTGTTGTGGAGCTGTGGAGCCTGCATAGCAAGCTGTAACTGAGACTGAGCCAAAGCAATCCTCTGCGCCTGAGAGAATATATTGGGGTTAGAAACAGGAATGACGTCCACGCGGTCATCAAAGTCCTGCGCCATCACACCCTGCTCACCACCGCTAACAGAATACGGGTATTCCTGCGGCAAGAAGTCGTG